CCCTCCACAATGGCCAAATACGTCGACCCGCGAAACTTAATACGCACCTGCGAAATCGGATCACAAATCGCCAACGCATTATTCTTCTTCGTTGTGGTGTTTTGACCCGAAATCTTCAAATTGATGCGCGACGGCTGCCCGGACTGCTGACTGTAAACACCGACAAGAAAAGAAGCAAGATCTGCAGCGTCTGACGTGCTACGGCTGTACGACGGCAACGAAATCGAGTAACTGCCACTGCCCGCTGTTTGCTGGGCTAAACCCTCAGGGTTGATAATGACCTTGCTGGCGTAGTTGTCTGCAAGGCCCGCGAAATCCAAAGCCGTATACACCAGCGGATTGGTGCCTGTGCCGTCATCGGACGCGTCGTACGTCGTCAACTGTGTCTGCCAGCCACGGCCATAAAGGGTGATGTAATTCGGCCCTGCAGGGCTTTGAGTCGTGAAGCGCGCTTGCTCGGTGATAGCCAGCTGCGACAACACGTCGAGACCGTTTTGGTTTGTGACGGTCTGAGCCGACACCAAAGACTTGGTAGCAATTGCGGTGGTTAAGCCGATGCCGTACTGGTTAACGACGTTGTAAATAGCCGTGGAAACAGGATCGCCGTCAGCCCATGACGTGGACACGTCGCCACGGCCGAGCAAAGCAAACGTGTCTTCTATGTCAAGTTCCCATTCGTCGTATGCGCTGGTCGTGCCGTAAATAATTCGTAGATCTGCGACACGCCACGCAAACGCGTAACCCAACTCGCCAGTACCAGCAGGACGAATAACAAGAATGGCGGTCTGGCCCACCGTGATAGTTGGCAACAAATCAGGGCGTCGCCCGCTGATGACTCCCGTACCAGCGCGCAACGGGTCACTAATTTTGGTGCGGCCCTTTGTAAACGTAAAGCCTTGAATGTTGCTTACGCTGTTGCCGTTTACGGTTAGTTCGTAGGCGGGGACAGGCATTAAGCAACCTTCACTGGAAGTGGGCCGTTTTGGCGGTACCAACGTGTTAACGCGTCGACTACAGCTTGCGGATCTCCACCGTTTACATGGATGGTGACATTACCGCCGCCACCCATTCCGAAGTCGCCCATACGGCTCAACGGGATGACCGCTTCAGGTTCGCCACCCTCGCCAACCATCGCCAGTGTCGGAGCGGTCACGATGCCGCCCTGAGCGAGAGCGACGATGCGCGAGTTGGATAGACCACGTGTGGCGTCTTCTTCGCCGAGACGGCCGATGTTGATTTTGCCGATGCTGGGGATGTCTTTGCCGGGCTTGACAAGGTTGATGCCTCGAATGACAAGGTTGATCGCGGTCGCCCACGCATTAACCATGAACTCAAAGTAGGACGCGATGCCGTTTACAACGGATCGGACGACGTTGCGGAATGTCTCAAACTTGTTGTAGGCGGCAATGACGCCAACGACTAAGAGCGCAATGCCAGCCGCAATGGCTGAGAATGGGTTAAGTGCCATGGCAAGGTTTACAGCCATGATGGATGCGGCGATAGCGGCAATTGCCCCGGCAACAGTCAAAAAGAGTGTCGGGTTTTTGGCGGCCCAATCGGCGAACTTGGTTAGGTACGGCAACACCTTTTCAAGTGCTGGAAGCAGTGCAGCACCGATCGACTCTTTGGTTTCGGAAAACTGCAGGGACATACGTTTGAACTGTCCTGCAGCGGTGTTAGCCGCTTCGCTGGCTGCGCCACCTGTGGTGCCAGCAATCTTTGCCATGACTTCTTCGAATGACGCGCCGTCCTTAATCAGTTCGCGGTATTCGGGAGCCAATTTGGCTAGAGCGGTCATGTTTCCGCCATAAGCCTTTTCCAAACTTTGAACCACGGTTTGGAGCGGTTTTCCCGTGGCCGTACTTATGTCCATAGCCTGTGTGGCTAGTTTCTGTGCCTCAGTAACCGAACCAGTCGCCTTCGCCAACTTGGCAAGCGCGGGACGCAACTCATCATCGGCGACACCCAACAACTGCCCCTGAGTGCTGATCCAATCCTCGACGGCGGCAATCTGAGCATCAGTAGCGCCCGTGGTTTTGCGGAGGTTATTGGCTAACAGATCCTGTGCTGCTGCGTCCTCGATAGCGCCTTTGGTTGCGTCAAACAATGCCGCACCGACAGCAGTCAACGCGGCAGCGGCAGGCACTGCGGCTTTCTTAATAGCAAACTGGGCTTTCTTGCCTACACCCTCAAGCTGGCTGAACTCTTTCTTGGCTTTTTCAATACCAGTTCCGACGAACTCGGTGACAATGGGAATACTGATAGCCATTAGCGATTAAACCTTTGCGCTTGTTTCATAATGTCCTTAACCAGTTTTTCCACTCGATCCATGACTTCGTCTTGTTTCTGTTCCCAAGCCTTCCACAAAACACGCCCCGGCGGGCCTGACTTTGCGCTCATGCTTCGGCCTAGTTCACCTTTAGCGGCCATTTCAAGCAGGGTGGCCTGTGGTGATTTCCAACGAATAAAAAACACTGACGTATTCTGCATACGGCCGCGAAACTCTTTAGGTTTTTTGCCTGAAGTGCCAGAGATGACAAATTTGTTTAATTTGTTTACATCCAGCGGAAACATTTGGTAGCCCGACTTAGTTGTCCATTTACGGTCAAAGCCTGACAACGCCAAACTTTTAAGATCCTGTGATTTGGCTAAGGACACAACAGGTTCGGCAATGTCTTTGAAGTCGCGCGTAATTTGGCGGCGGTAAGTGGGGTCTAACTGGTTAAGAGTACGCAAGGCATCTTTAATGCCTACGACCTCTATGTTCCAGTCACCTGCGTCCACGTTTTGCTTCTTTCGCTTGTTCTTTCAACACGTCAATGACCGTCACTAGGTCTTGCGTGTCAAACTGTATTTCTTTGGGCCAGTAACCGACCGCAACCAGCACCTCGGCTAGTTGTCGGGAGTAACTGCCCCGTCTGAAGGGTTTACGGGTTCCTCACTCACAATGTCAATACCATCGAGCTTCTTCAGGTAATCGTCAAATGAGATAGGCACCGGGATGTTCTGTTGTTTACACGACTCAAACGCTAGAAACGCTAAATGTTCAAGCGCAATACCTTGAGCAAGGTCTGACGCGCGGATCTTGAACTTGCGTTCCATCGCGACGACTGTAAACAGATTGGTTGTCACTTCGTAGGCGTTGCCGCCTGCCTCGGTGACTTGCAGTTTTATTTTCATGTGTTTCTCCCTAACTAATGTTTACGGTGCTGTGACGTCGCGCGCCCAAGTGCCGCCAACAAACGTCAAGTCCACAGAAGCCAACTCACCGACGGTGCTGTTGATTACTGGGGCGTTTGCAAGCATTGCGCCTGTGATGGTGTACTCAGGGTTTGACGCGGACTCGGTCGTGCCGGATGGGCTGATGACCAGAGTCGTTGAGCCTTGACCGACAGCTGCTGCAAGCATTGGCTCGACTTCGCCTGTGCCGTAGGAAAGGAACAAGGTCATTGTGACCTCGACGGACTGCAAACCGCCAACGTACTTGTGGCCAGTGTCGCCAAAAGCGGTGGACTCAAGCTCGTCCTGACCGATGGTCAAAGTAAGCGCGGTGCATTGATCTGACACGTCGTAGGACGTTGCGCCCTGCGTGATGTTTACAGTTGCGTTGCTAAGGAAGGTTGTTGTTGCCATTGGTGTCTCCTATTGGCGTTTAATGGCCACACGAACTGTGAGGTCATAGGTTGGTAGGTCTTGCCCACCGACCGACACCACACCGGGTGACAGATCAGTGACGGCAATCGCCGAGTTCATTATTTGGTCGGCGATGGTCATAAGATAATCGCCCGCGTCTTGGTTACCGGGGGGAGGAGCCAAGACACGGCAGCGAAGTGTGATGTCCCCGACGTTGTATGTAAACGCGGAGACGGTTGGTAGTTCAATAAAAACAGACATAGGGCGGGCGTTGCGCGGATCTGTAATCGGTTTCAGGCCAAGACTGTCCAACGCAGTTTTTACTGCGTTTACAGCGTCAACGAGAATTCCCGATGCAGGCATTACGCAACCTGCGCCCTGCCACAGCCAAGTAACTGCATGATGCGGCCAAGTGTCGCAGACGGTGCAGCTGGGATACCCATCGAGTCAAACGATGCAAACGAGTCCACGCTGCCGCGTTCACGGTAAAGCGTTGCGGCATACATTGTCGCGCCGAGTTTGACGTCGGCACTAGGCACAGTCGTCATCGAGTCGATGTAACCAGCCTCACGACGCTTGCGGTAACACCACGCGTTAGACGCGTTTACACACACCGTCACAAACGCTGTGTCGTTAGCCGTAGCCACGTCAATACCCAGCCAAGAAGTCACATCTGCAGCCACAATCCAAGACACCGACTGTGTATACGTCAATGTCCCGGACTCGGCCTCATAAGCAACATCGGTTCCGCTGTTTACATAGATGATTTGATTAGCGCGCGGGATGTCGTAGTCAAAAACTAGATACCCCTCGTCATCGACACCATCTAGGTAATACGGTTCGGTTGAGACAACTGTGGCTGTGGCGTTGAAACCAGCAAGGGCTACAGCTGCAACCGTGACCGTATCACCCGTCTGCACTTCGGCGTCGGTAAGGGTCTGGACAGCCGCGTAGTTGTCTACGCGTCGCACGTGCGTGATAGTGCTTACTGCCATCTCAGACCCTCTCCCGAACTACCCGTGGATCAGACGAAGGTTGCCTTGACGAACTTTGTCGAGTCAATCATGAGTGCGGCGAAGTAGCCACGGAACGCGATTGTGCGCGACAAGGTTGATGGCGAGTCGATGCTGATAGCACCCTTCTGCTGCTCAAACAGTTCATACCCAGATGCGTCACCAACGATGAGTGTTTGCGATGGGAAGTTGCGGTCAACGACTACTGACAACCCGAAAGCGTTTCCGTTTGGCTGTCCGGGTGCAAGGTTGCCGAATGCGTTCATTGGGCCAACTTGTGGGAACAACGGACGGTCTGCCGTGTCGGAAAGTGCAAGCAAGTTTTGCCAAATTCCTGGGTGCAGGAACATGTGTGTTGGAAGGTTGCCGTTTGATGCAGTCAAAATGCCGGACGCTGCAGCGGCTACCCATGATGCCCAGTAGGCAGGGTCGCTAGCAGATGTTGCAGTGAAGTTGCTGGTGGTTGTTGCACCTGCAGCAAGCTGGTCGGCTGCGTAGTTGTCCGTGGAATTTGCATAAATGCGACCCATGTCGTCTAACAAAACTTGGAGAACGGCGGGGTCTGACCAGTCCAATTCGGCTTCGGAGACATTCACGTAGCCGCCGAAAATTTGCTTGGTGACTTGGTTGTTAAACACAACTAGGGTGCCTTGGCTTGGTGACTGCTCACCGATGCTTGCGCCGATTGTGGTGTGTGTGGTCACTTCTGGACGAATGAACACTTTGCCACCGCCGGGCATTGCCTTTACGCCGATTGCGTCGACAACTGGACGACGACCAATGAAGTTGTTGTAAACAGGAGCAACGATTGGTGTTGGAAGCAAGCCGGGTGTGTCGGTTGTGACTACGTCGGGTGCTGCTGCACGAAGTGCTTCGCTCATTGCGCGCCACTGATCGCCACCAGCAATTGCTGCTGCGATGTATTCGGCTGCCGTTGGAAGTGGCACGTCACGCTTTGCTTGCGCAAACACGATTGGTGCGGTCGGAACGATTTCAGCCGAAGCCTCAACCGCTGGGGTTTCTTGTGACATGGTTTCCTCCTCAGGAATGTCATTGGGTTGGGTTTCGACAGCGTCTTCCTCTTCAGGTTGAGACGCAGCGATTTCTGTAATCACAGCATCCGCAAACGCAGGCTGTGCTACAAGACTGATCTCGACAAGGTTGGCCTTAGACACCACCATGGTGCCTGACTTATCGAACTTGTATTTGACCGGTACAGCACCAACGCTGACCGAGTCATACGCGCCAGCCTTAACAAGCTCAATGGCTTCATCGGCGGCGCGGGTCTTAGCAAACTTGGCTGTAAACAACAAGCCTTCGTCGGCCTCAACAATTTCGGTGACAACACCACGCAATTGCGTCATGTCGTGACCTTCAAGCAACTTAGGTGCTTTAGCGTTTACATCGAACGCGCCACGCTTAAACATGACGCGCTCACCGCTCGACACGGTTGCAGGCGTGTCCCAAGGTACAGCCACACCCGTAATGGTTCGGGGGCTTTCCTCACCTGCAGCCGCGTCAAGCGTGATGGGTACAGAAACAAACTCAATCATACGAGACCTCGTCAATCCTCTTGGTTGCTGTGTCGTTCATGTTTTCTTCCATGTAGTCGTCAATGTCAAACTCGACATAACGGCCGCGGGGAAGGATGTTGTCCGCGCTCAGCGTTTGCTCAATGCAGTCAAGGTAAATGCGCGCACCAAAGAGATACAGATCCTGACGCGCTTGCTGTGCGTTTTGGTACGTCATTGACGCGCCCTCAGTTGGGGCCGAAACAAGGTAGGCGGGAATGTTGCACAAGCGAGCCATTTCCAGTGCCTGATACTTGCGCTGTTCCGAGATGACTTCTTGCGGGTTTTGCTTGTATTCGCGGAACTCAACCTGACGAGACAACGCACCGATGGCGTTTTGTTTACGCGCTTGCGCCCACGCCGAAGCCAAAGACCCAAGGTCTTCACCCGACAAATCTTCGCCGTCGATCTGTTGCAGGTAGCCCGGCACGGTTTCAAGCTGGGCGTAACGGTCTGCGGCTTGGTCAAGGTAGATGCTGGTGTTGATGGCTCGCGCGCCAATCTTCAAAATGCCTTCAATTGGGCTGATGAACTGCACGACGTTGTTTACATCGATGGGTTGCCCGTTGAACTCAAGTTCGTCCGATGGGCCGTAAAACTGCGGATAGCCAGTCTGCTTGGTGCTGCTCATGTTTGATGCCGGCAGCCATGTAAACGCGGCGGGGAAACCTTGCGCGCCTGAACCCTGCGGTGCATAGCGGCGGGTGATGTACGCGTAAGCGACGCCGTACATAAACAGATCTGTGAATATGTTTACGAAGAAGAACGAGCGCGACACTTTGGGGTCTGGGCGTTCCATCCAAGGCTCAAGCGGCAAGTAAATCTCTTCGTAATTGTCGCCCATCCACTGCTTCGAGTAATGCTTCAACTCCAGCGAACCAATCAGGCCAGCAATCAGGTCGCGGCTACGGCTGACAGTCGGCACCGACAACGCTTTGATTTCGTCCGAGCCAGTCTGGTAGTACAGGAAGTTGCCAACGTTGGCAGCACCAGCCGCAGCCTTAATCGGCGCAGACGCAAAAGATGGCGCTTCGGCTTTACGAGTAAACAGACCCATTGCTACGGAGTCTGCCACGAGTTAGTTGCAAATGCAAGTACCTATGCAGAAATGCCAAACGCGACTCGACCCGTCGATGGCGGGCGTGACACCAAAGCACAAGCGGCAATCAGGCATCGCGCGGCTTCAATCGGGCCGGGTGACCGCTGGCTGGAAATCACGACGCTGTTTTGTGCGCGGACAAGAACCGCGCGACCGACGTGTTCGGCCAGCATTTCACCGCCGTCGTGCTTAATCTTGTTCTCGCCAATAAGCGACCTGACGACCTGAGTCCACTTCAACAGTTCGCCGTAGCCCCACTCGATCTTGCGTCGCTGGTATTTCTCAGGACAGTGCAGCGCAAGCGAAGGCGTGATGGCTAGCGTAACTTTCGAGTCGCTGTCAAGTACCTTGGCGATGTTTTCCCACAGTTGCGCGATGCTGTCGGTTGTAAACCTGACCGACACAAGGATTTCGCCAGCAGTGTTTTTGCGTGACCAAACCCCGACGTACTTCGAGTCGTCCACTGCTGAGTCGACAGCCAGGAATGAATTGCCGCCGTCGTGGGTTAAGTCTTCGGCTACCCGGTCGCCCCACATCCCAACAGGCAACCATGATGACGCAGCCGCCACCCACAGGTTGCAGTGCGCACGAAGAAACTGGTTGCGGTCGGGTGCAGCAGCTGCCGCTTGTAAACCTTTGACGGTGATAGTGCGTCCGAGACTGGGATTGGCGTAGCCCCAGTACTCAGGGTTGAGCGGATCTACTGCGGGCAGGCTCCACTCGGCAAAATACAAATCGCCTTGAGTGTCCGAGTCGATTAGGGCTAGGGCTTGCTCGCGAAGTTTGAGCATGGCGCGCGACGACTCGTCGCCAGCGGTTGACGTCATCCAGCACATCGGTGACGGGACAGCAATTTGCGACGGCAGCAACGCACCAAAGATGGTTGCCTCGGACATAGCCCAGATTTCGTCAAGCAACAGAATGTCCCACGTGCCACCGTGTTTCTTGCCAGTAGCCGAAGTGACTTTGTAAACAGAGCCGTCAATCATTTTGACCTGATGCCGACCGTAGGCCCACGTCACTTTGCACAGACCTGACTCTTCCCACAGCTCGAAGGTTTCGCGCAACTCTTCAAACACCTCGGTGGCTAAACCAAGTTCGTGGGCCGATGACGCGACACGCACTGGGCGACCCCAAATTCGTGGCAACTCCGACAACGCCCACCCAACAATCGCCGCGTTCATACTCGTCTTACCATTCTGACGCGCGGCCGATATTAAAGCCTTCGAATGCACAAAGCACTGGTCATCGTTCACCGTAAACGCATCAGTCAACGCGCGCAACTGCCAAGGGAAAAGGGTGCGACCCAAATGCTCCGCAGACCACGCCGCAATCTGCTCACCAAAACTGTGACCCCCAGCAGTCGGCGTAACCAGCCTCGGCTCATCCCGGCCAAATTCGCTGTGAGTAATGACGGTCTTAGACAAATCCATTTGAAGTGATGACGTTTCGTTGGAGATAGGGGAAAGAAGGGTCGGGGTCATGGCGTTAGCGTTTACAAAAAAATTTGCGTCTTTTTTGTTTACAGGCGGCGTTTTCTTTACGTGGTCGAGTCCGAGTGCTTGGTTGCGTTTTTGTTGTTGGATGGCTCGTTTGTTGTTTACGTATGCGGCCCCGCGTTTGCTGTTGCAGGGTTTGCAAGCTGGCACGAGATTGTCTAGGTCGTCTGTGCCGCCGGCGTCGAAGGGGATTAGGTGGTCTGCGTCTGTGGCGGGTGCGCGACGACACCAGTGGCAGAGTGGTTGGTCGGCTAGGACTTCTTTTCTGTTGCGGTTGAATTCGGGTGTTGCGCGTCTGGTCATTGTGTTTCTCCTACCGCCCTTGTTCCGCGCGGGCGCGTCACTGCGGTTGGTGTCATGGTACACATCAGGTCTGTGGTAGGTGTCCCTCCCGCCGTTCGTGGTTTGTCTCCACCAGTCGCCGTTTGAATCCTTGTAGGGCCGTCACTGTCGTGTTTATGTCGTTCATACGCTGCTCGTCACTCTGCGCCGTTATCGGGCGCGCGACGTCTACCCACGTTCCCGTGTGTAAACACCAGCAGAGAGCAAACCCCTACGTGGCCGTGAGCGTATTCAGTTGTGAAGCCTTAACGAATGGGTGCGCCACTCAGCCTTTTAGCCAGCCAAGGCAAATCAGCCTCTCGAATGCAGACCCACTCCACGTGGGGTGCTAGAGCGTTCTGCCAAGCCTTCTGACCGGGGGACAACCGCCCCTGATCTGATTTGAGTTCCACGAATAGCACACCGCGTTCACGGTGGGCAAGCACTAGGTCAACAAATCCAGCGTCGCCCTGAATAGCAGTAAGCCATCGACCGTCGGCTTGTTTCACTGGGCGCGAGTGCTGCACCATAAAGCCGTTCATTTTGGCGAGGTGGATGGCCTTGTCCTGCAGGATTTTTTCGGGGGCGTTTCTGCTCATGGCAACTCGAATTCTTCGAATCCAAACAATGTGTCCTCGCCTGTTTTCCAGTATTTGTATCGTTTGTGAAAACAGTCAAGGCATACGCCGCCAACGCCAGTGATGAAGAATGGCTGCATGACCTCATTCATGCAGAGAACCATGTCGTCACAATCGTTGCACCAGACTGCTTGCTGATTCGTAAACGGGTGGCCTTGCGGCGCTTCGTCATTGAAGAATACAAAGATTGGTTCAGCCATGTCGGCCACCGACCCACACGCCGAGAATGAACATAAGCGAGCAGGTGCAGACAAACTGGATGAAGTTAATCATGGCTGACGGCTTTGGTTTGCCATTGGTCGCGTTCGGCTTCGAGTTGCCTGATGCGTTCGTACAGCTGTGCGCGTTCACGCAGCAGGTCTTCTATGTAGTCCTTAGCGGTCTGCAGATCCATTAAAACGGTTCTTCCACGTCGTCATTGTTAGGCGGTGT